GACGTTGTAGACCAACTCATCGGTCGCCAGAAAAACCTTACCCCTCATCAGCCAGGGCTTTTCGATGACGAAGACTGGTCAGGCGATGTAAAGGCTTGCCTGAAAAAGTTCAATCCCCAGAATCGAGACCTGACCCGAATCGACTGGTCTCTGGTAGGCGGCTCAGCTGGAAAGCAATTCCCTGAAAACGCCAGCCTTCCAGCGATAGCTGTGAGGACGACAGTACCCCGGGCAGAAGCCCGGACCGAATCCCTCTCCGATGGTTTCCGGCGGGTAATGGAATCCAAGGGCAATAAATTACCGGAAATCTGGTAAAAATCAAAAAAAAAAGACTTGCATTTCCGCTGAAAACGGGTTAAAACCGAGGAATAAGCGAGGAATAATATGCCTATGCACCCCAATTCCCTGGCGAATCTCGACCTGGGGAAAAAGTTCTCGAAAACCTATAAGCCGAAGAACACTGGACGCAGAAAAGACTACCTCAAGGAGTTCATTGATGATAACAGGCTGTCATTGAACGATTTGAAAATCATTCTGGAAAACATTCTGGCTGACAATTCATTTGCCGACTTGGAGAAGATACTTGCCCGGGGGCAGAAGACGCTTCCCGCCTTTGTTGCCGGGTATATCAAGGCCATGATAACCGATCTAAAAAAGGGCAATACCGATACCATTGATAAAATGTCGGATCGGGTTTACGGCAAAGCAATGCAGACCAGCGTAGTGGAGGTATACGATATTTCCGACGATGCCAAGAAGAAAATGAACTCGATATTCGACAACATGCTTGGCAAGGACGCGGAGATAAAACCGGAAAACCTTCTCGAACAGAAAGACTTGGAGCCTGACGAAGAAGAAGTGTAAAAAACCAATGAGTTCTGGATGAATGACAAAAATGATTTGGTACGAGACCCTGATGATTGGCGGAAATGGTTTTGCACAGATGAGACGGTAAGGATTATCGCAGAAGAACCGCACAAGCTCGGCTGGCTCATCGGCTTTGACAAACTGACTCCCCTTCACGGCGAATGGATCCGGTACGTTTGGGACAGCAACGAAAACCGGGCCTTGCAAGCGTACCGCGGATCTTACAAAACAACCTCAATCGTTACCACTGGCTCTATTCGCTGGATGTTGTTCCGGCCCAACGATCGTATCCTGCTTACCCGTAAAACGTTCAAGGCGTCTTCCGAAGTCATGAAAGCAGTCTCCCAGGCCATGCAGTTGCAGCAAGTCCGGGAACTGTTCAAGTACGTCCATGGCAAATACCCTATCCCTGTAGTAGACCGGGAAGGCGCCCTCACCTTTAACTTCAAGTCCACGATTACCCCGGAAGGCAACATGACCGCGACCGGCATCGACAGCGGCTTAACTGGAAAGCACTTTGACAAGATCATCAACGACGACATCATTACCTTGAAAGACCGGATCTCCCGGGCAGAACGGCAGCGAACCATTGAAATGCTGTACGAAATCCATACGAACATCATAGATCCGGGCAAGGGTATTGGAGACATTGGTACACCATGGCATCGGGAAGACGCATGGAAGGTTGTACGCAGCTTCTGCCCCATCGCACGTTACCCGATTGATTACGGGCTTCAGCACGGGCTTATTACCCAGGAGGAAGTCGATAAAAAGCGGAAGACGACCACCCCATATTTGTTTGCTGCGAACTATAAACTTGAATTGCAAAAGGATGAATCGCTCTTGTTCTCCGAACCGCAATTCTCGAAGGGATGGGATTATGGAGTCCGGGACGCCATGGCCCAACTTGACGCTGCCTATGACGGAACGCACTACTGCGCCCTCACCATTGCAGCGCCGTTGCCTGGGCCCGTTCCAGCAAGTGAAAGGATGTACCAGATCATCGGCTTCGCGTATGCAGGGAACGTGAAAAACTGGATACCGGAGATCGTGAAGCTCTGCCGGAAGTACCGGGTCCGCACCATTTACACGGAGACCAACCCGGACAAAGGCTACACCGCTGATAAGTTGGCTGAACAGGGAATGAGAGTGAAGACATACGGCGAAGGCATGAACAAACATCTGAAAATCAGCACATACCTCTTTGATGTATGGCCATACCTGCTCTGGGACCCGAATACCGAAGACGAATACATGGCTCAGGTTATGGACTACAAGGAGGGCATCGAGCCCGACGACGCACCTGATTCTGCAGCGTCCTTGTTCCGCGAAGCCTTCCCCCGGAGGACGGTGAACATAAGGGAGTTGTACAAATGGTGAGGAAGAAAAAAGAGGTAAAGCATTACGAACCCAAAGCAGATCCGTACTTGGAATACATTACCCTCAAGGAGAATGGGATGGAGATGATCCTGCACCAGCCCAAAGTCAAGGTAATACGCATCCCTGCGCCGAACCAGAAGAAAATTGAACACGAAATGTATTTGCTGACCAGGTTCAAAAAGGAGAGTAACGTCCGCCTTGTAATCGACTTGGAAAAACACATCGCGAATCTGTTACGCGCATTGTCCACGGCTCATTGCAGCGCCATTCTGTATTCCGGCATGGTTTTGGAAGAGTACATCCGCGACGTAATGGCTCAGACTAGGAAGCACATCGAAAGGAAACTGATTAAGATAAAAGATGTTGCAAATGTCTGATTATCACGGTATTGTTAAAAAAAGCGGAAGCGCCAGCCGCTCATTAAGCATGATTGAATCGAACTGCCTACGGTGGAGGGACTCGCATGGAAATGAGTACACAGGTTGGCTTTTGGGAAAAAGCTGTAAACTTCGTTAAGGACGGTTGGAGCAATGTAGTCTCCGGCCTTGGAAGCGCCCGGGACAAACGGAAATACACCACGAACAAATTGTCGAAAACACTCAGCAACGAAGAGCTGGAATCAATCTACATTGAAGACGGCCTCGGCTCCCGTATTATTACGGAACTTCCAAACGATATGTTCCGGGAAGGATGGGAGTACACTTTTCCGGATCTGGAAGAACAGAAGGCAAAGAAATTTCTGGATATTTACAAGGAGATCCTTGAAAACATTCACGTAGACCAGAAGGTGAAAGAGGCGTTCTATTGGGCCCGGCTCTATGGCGGTTCCGTAATTCTGATTGGCGCTATGGATGGGCGCGATTACCAGTTGCCGCTTACGAACACCAAGATCACGTTCTTCGACAGTCTGCGGGTCATTCAGAGTACGGAAATCAAGTACGATGAGATCAAGTTTCAGCTTGACCCGTACAAGCCCAGATACGGGCTGCCTGAGCTGTACCCGATCTCCTTCGACACCGTATCCGGTGAGCCGGAAACGAAGCTTGTTCATCATTCCCGGATAATTGAGATCCGCGGCTCCATCGTTCCCGCGAAGACCAAAGTCCGTTTGTCGAAAGAGCAGCGGTATTGGGGCATGTCTGAACTGCAGAAAGTATACGACTACCTTTCGACCATGGGTGATTCGCTTGGATCCGTATCGCACTTGCTGAAAGAGTTTTCCGTCGGCAAGCACAAATTTGCGAACCTCATCGACATCATCAGTAGCCCTGACGGGTTTGAAATGATGAAGAAGCGGGTTGAGTTTATGGACATGACCCGCAGCGTGTTCAACTCTATTTACATGGACAAGGACGATGAATATATCCGGGAAAATATTACGTTCGGCGGAATCCCGGAAGTCCTGTACGTCTTTATCATGATGGTGTCATCATGCTCCGGCTATCCCATTACCCGCTTATTCGGTGTTTCACCCGCCGGCATGAACTCCACCGGCGAGTCGGATATGCGGAACTATTATGACCGTGTTCATTCGGAACAGGTACTTTCGCTTGAGCCGGTACTGCTCCGCCTTGTGCGGATTATTTCCGAGTGGAAAGGCATCGAAGAGCCGTACATCGAGTTCCGGCCCCTGCAGCAGCTCACCGACAAAGAAAAGTCCGAGCTGGAAAAGATAGACGCTGAGAAAGAGCAGGTTGTTGCGAACACCTGGAAGACGTACATTGACTCCGGCATCGTGGAGCCGTACCAGGCCGCTTACCTCCAATTCGGAGACGACCTTGACAAGATACCCGTCCCGGAAGACCTTCTTCCTGATGTAGAACCGGTCCAGGAACCTGACAATAACGCCAACAATTCCAACGAACCTGGCGAAGATTCTAACGCCGAGGACGATTCCGCTAACAATTCCCGCATTTCAGAACTCGAATCCAGGAAAAATCTCACAGATGATGAGAAAAAGGAACTGGCGGATTTGAAGAAACAAGTGGCCGCTAAAAAGGGCAAAGCATGAAAATCATAAGGGTAAATGGTGGTGAAAGCATAAAAGGTGTTCAAAAAATAACGCTTGACGATAGGCAATTCCTTATTGCTGATGGTGTGCATTATTCAGGACCGTTGATCATCGAATCTGAAACTATTGTCGGTTTTATGGCTTTGAGTGTATTGGCAAGTGGCTTTGAACACATGAAATGTTGGAAGGAAGATGGAAACGGTGAAGACTGTAAAACCTGCCCTGTTCAGCAT